ATATACAAGGCCTTTCCCTGCCAGAATCCGAGCCGCCCCCCTCTATCTCGATCGCTTCGTCTTCCCGAAGCGGCGATGACAATCTCCGCACAGCGGGCGGAGGTTGGAGGGGTGATCCGTACCCCCGAGGCTCCGAGGGACGATATGGTCGACGTGGAGCGGGACGCCTGAGCGGCGACAGATCAGGCAATACGGGATCTTCTTTCGGATCTCCCTCGAGAGCTTCGTCCACGCATAGCCGTACCCCGGGCGGCGGCGATGATCGGGGAGGGCGTGGACTTCGCATCTTGAGGCGGGAGAGGGCTTACCGCACTCAATACAGGGAAAGAGCGGCATTACTTCCCGAAGTTCGGGAGCGGGAGATAGGGCGCGATCAGGCGCGCGAAGTGCTCCGTCATACGCTCCGTCGCGTCAAGATAGTTCGGCTCCAATACGGCCCACGCAATCTTCCCGAGCGGCTCCTCCATATTCTCGAAGACGCGATCCGTCCGAGAGGTCAGGATATGGACGAGCTCGTGCGTAAGGGTGAGACGCTGACGCTCCGGGGACTGCGTAAAGAAGTCCCGAGCGATCCGTAGATCCGCTGACCTGCGCTGATCCGAGACTTCGATATCGGCGAGCGCGTCAATCTCCGCGGCCTCGCGGCTGATTGAGACCTCCCATCCCTGAAGCTCAAGAAAGACGAGCGCGTCTGCTACCCACTCTTCGAGCCGCTGATATCGATCCTTCCCCTTCATAGATCCTCCAATGGTGGACGCGCCGAGGAGTCGAACCTCGGGTTCTTCGTCGCGTAGCCGTAGCGTGCGAGCGAACGTCCACTCGCGCCCGCGCTCATCCTATCTTCCCCAATCCTTCCCGACGATCGGGATATCCCGCTTCGCGTTCTTCGCGAGGGTGAGCGGGGAGATCGGGCGGAGCGGACATACGCCGTCGGGACAGAACTGCTCATCGCCCGGATCTTCAGGGGAGGGCGCGCACTCGCGACAGAACTTCGCGACGACCCGACGATGCTCGGCGAGCTCCACGTTGGAGCCGTCCGCGAGCCTTGAGCGGGAGTGCTCCACCTTCGCGCTCCGGGACTGAGGCGTCGCCTTCGCGGCCTCGATGACTTTCTTCAGCGTCTCAAGATCGAGCGGCTTTATCCGAATCCTTCCCGCCATACGCTCACGCATCCACGAGATCGGGAGCCCGAGCTCATCGTGGGCGGAGGCTACCCCTGCGAGAACGCGGGAGTTCCCTCGTGCGGCGCGTACCATCTCGACGAAGATCTTCGCCTCTGCGAGCGCGAGGTTCTTTTTGATCCGTACGTCCCGATCGGACTTCGCTTCGCTCGACATTGATCCTCCTTCTCGTGGATCGCGAGGATAGCCGATCGCGGAGACTTAGGGGAGGATCTCGATCTTTACCTTCGTCACGCCGAGATAGAGCGGGACGCCGAGGGCGTCCCATACGGCGGGTGCGAGATCGATCAGGCGATCATTCCCGGGCTTCTTATCTCCGCCTCGGCACTCGCAAAAGTCTACGACGTGGACGATCACGGATATCCCCGTGAGCTTCGAGGTAACGATCACGCGGTAGCGGTTGCGCCATTCGTGCGCCTTCTCTCGCCGTAACTCTGGCCCCGCTGCTCCGTAGAACTCAATCCCTTCGCGGGTGTACCACGCCGTCTGTCCGTTGCGCTCCGCGTCGTAGTGCGTGGCGATGCCGTGAAGCGTAGGGTTTACCACCACCTCGTCGGGACTCGCCGTCGGGATAGGATCGCGATCCACGAACGGCGAGGGGCTCGGAACGGAGGCGGGGACGCTGATCGTTCCGAGCCTCAAGCCGAGACTCAAGAGAGCCGAACCTGCGAGAGCGGAGCCGAGGAGGAGCATCGCGCCCGCGAGGGCGACCGCCCGGATCATCTCTTCTCGTAGTCGCGCGGGGCGATCGCGCGCTCCATCTCATCAAGAGCGCGGACGAGCTCCATCGCGACCTTCAGGCCTTCGGAGTATCCGCGCGAGTATTCGGGAGCCTTCTCGAGAACCGCCTCGCCCGCGATGCGCGCCTGAGTGAGCGCGAGGATTAAATCCTCACGATTCAGAACAGGATCACGGCGCATCGTCACCTCCGCGATGGTTATAGAACGCGAGAAAGTCCTGAAGATCGAAGACGATCAGGGCCGTACGCTTCACCCCTGCCCCGGGCTTATTACCCACCACGACCGCGCGGAGCTCATCGCCTCGGACGCTGAGCGATCGGAGCGCGTTATCAATCCGCGTCGGAAAGAATCCGTTCCCGCACTTCGCCTGAATCGCCAACCATCCGGGGACTTCCACGTCCGTCTTCCCGCCGAACATCCCCACGCGCTTCGCGCCTCCGCCGATCTGAGCGACGATCTCACGCTCGAAGGCGTTCCCTGAGTTGCGCGCGCGCTTCCCGCGAACGGACTTCTCTTTATTCGCTTCGGTGATCGCGAGATCTTTCATCCGCGCCATTACTTCATCCCGAAACAGGCGCGATGCTGCCAGACCATCGCCATACGCCTCTTCCCTGAATCGAAGGAGATCCAACGGACGCGATACGCATCCTTCAGCGCGGGGATGATCTCGGAGCATCGGCTACAGGGCGAGACGATAAACCGCGGCTCCCTGCGCGGCCCTGCGTTCTTCTTCGCCTTTACGCCCGCCATACCCCGATCCTACCCGATCTCTTCGTCTTCAGGCGTTCGGATCTTCTCCTCCGCCTCGTCGCACTCGTAGCAGCTCCACGTGATGATCTCGCCCTCGTGCCCGCCGAAGAACGGCCCCGAGAGATACGCCGACATCATCGCGAGCCCACAATGGCGGCACGAAGGCGGAGGATCGAGATAGAGCCTCGCGAACGTCTCGCACTCCGCCTTCTTACAGACTCGGCACTTCATCGCTTCACCCTGAGCCCTCGGGCGACGCCCGTCGTCCGGGAGATCTTCCCTTCACTCACGAGCTCCGCGAGCCCCGCCTGAACGGTGCTATGACCTCGCCCGAGGATCGCCGCGAGTTCACGGACGGAGGGCGCGTAGCCGTTCTCCGCGACGTAGGATCGGATCGCCTTAAGGATCTCGTCTCGGGTGCTATTCATTCGCGCCCTCCATCTTCATATCCGCCGTCCATACGCCGTCCCGGAGGGCGAGCGCGATGATCGAATAGTTCGCGAGATCGAGAAGGCAATCCCTGAGCACCTGCTCCCGCTCATCGTTGAGGGTATCGATCAGGATCGTCCCGTTCACGATCTCTCCCTGAATCTGCGCCCGAGCCCGCTCGACCTTATTCGTGAGCTGCTCAAGGATTCCCCACGTCCCCGCTGAGAGGACGTTCCCCGGGCCGTAGTGCCGCTGCCGCTCGCATAGGATCGCGAACGCTTCGGAGTAGTACGGCTCCAATCTTTCCTCGAAGGTTTTCTTAATCTGAGTCATTTTCCCCCTCCTTCTTTCATAGATATATTCTCTAATCTCTTGTCTCTAATCTCTTGTCTCTAATCTCTACCGTTACCCGTAACGCTTTTGTAACGGGGTGATACGGAATCCCCGATCGCGAGAGAGGCTTCCACGAGCTCCTCGATCGGCTTCAGGTCGGAGAGATCCACGTCCCGCATATCCCGGAACGAGAGGCCTCCGCCGCCCATCTCTGAGCCCTTCGGGATGAGGACGCTCCTCTCCCTGAACTCGGCATCGCTCATCCACCCGACGATCCACGCCTCCTCGTACCTGAAGAACGGAGCCTCCGCCTTCGGGTAAAGAGAGACGAAGACGAACGCCTCGGGATGCTGAAACTCCAGACTCTCCTCGGCGACTCCCGCCTGATAGTGCGCCTCCGGGCGCACGCTGCGCGGCTTCGTCTTGACTTCGATCCTCCCGAGGGCGAGGTGGCGATAATCGAACTCATACGCCCCCACGTGCTCGAGAAGCTGACCTCCGAGGCGATGGAACGCCCGCTCGAAGGCGGCCTCTCCGAAGGCTCCCGCGACCTTCGACTCTTTCCCGAGATAGCTCGGCGTCTCCCCGGAGTAAAGAAGCTCGCGCGCCCGAAGGCGGATCTCTCCGTCAATCGGGACGAGGTAGCCGAACCCGCTCACGATCCCACCTCGCGGAAGAGATCGCCGATCTTCGTCGGCTTCCCGCCCCTCGGCGTCTCCTTCACAAGAGCCCCGACCTGACGCTCGCGGTATCGCTTCACCCGCTCGCTCCCCGTCGGGTCGATCTGGTATCTCTTCCACTTCGCGACGTGGATTGAGCCGTCGGGATCAACCGCGAGGAGCCCTGAGTCCACGAGCTCCTGCGCCGATTCCGCCACGCTCGGAGATACGACCGCGCTCAAGTGCTTCAGGGATTCGAAGTATCCGGGGCGATCACTCTCCTTCGCCGCGAGGATGATCGCCACGAAGGCCCACCTCACCGCGTCGGAGGAGAGCGTCGCCACCCTCGCATCCCTGACCATCCCTACGTCGAACTTCGCCCACGGGCGGCCCTTCATTCTCCCTCTCCTTCCACTTTACGAATCTCAATCAGGACGTTCCGATGCTGCTCGACATAGTCCGCCCCTCCATAAATCGCCGCGAGGCGTTTTAAATGCGCGAGATAGCAGGATCGGCAAACGGGGCGCGACGAGTGGGGAGGCTTCGGATAATCCGCAACCCCTCGGCACTCGGCGCACTTTTTGGCGGCGATCATCGCTTCGCCTCTTGGGCGGCTTCCCATACCTTCGAAGGCTTCTCGTCGCACCATCCGCGCGGATAGCCCTCATCCTTCGCCCCGCAAGACCAGAAGGCGTACGCCTTACCCGCCTTCGAGATCCCCTCCTTAAAGCCCCAGTCCCGACCGTGGACGGGACATCGCCCCGCGGCGAGCTCCGCCCCGATCTTCGCGACGGGGTTCTCCGGGAGGGTGATCGTTTCGATCGCCGCCTCCTGAGCGGAGAAGATCTCTCGCGCCGCCTGAGCGATCTGAGCATCTCCTGCGCCCCGCTTCGCGAGCACCTCATCCGCCGAGGCGATCTTCTTCGAGGGGAGCCCCGCCGCTACGAGCGCGCGCCCGATCGCCGAAGTCTCCGCGTTCTCAAGCTCCGCACCCCGCGTATAGGGCGTCGTCCCCGGAATCGCGAGGGCTGAGTGGCCCACGCCCGCGGCGAGCGTCTCGTCCGCCTTTCGGAAGACCTCCGCCTTCACCGTGACCCGCTTCTCCGATTGATCCACGATCGTCGTAACGATCCGAGCCGTCGGGTGCTTCGCGTACCATTCGCGGAGCCGATCCGCGACCTCTACGTAGTTGGAAAGATCGAACCCTGCCATTTACTCCTCCTCCTTCGCTTCGTCGGACATTAGAAGCCCGATCGAGCATCCTTCGAACCCCGCGTCGGGATTCGGCTTTCTCCACTCGCACGAGGCGCAGAAGGACGTCGTGAATCCGACGTTCTCCTGAGAGCCGCGCGATACGACGGATCTCGTCGTCTTGACGTACTCCTCCGCGAGAAGGAGGTGACCCGCGGTCGCCTCGCCCGTGAGGAGTTGATACCTCGGCTTCGCCGTTCGCGTGAACGTGAGATAGCCGAGATCAGGTAGCTCGCCGCCTGAGTGGATTGACCAAAGCCAAGCGTAGAAGCTCATCTCCGCGCCCTTCAGATCCTTCTCGGACTTCGCCCGCTTCGAGGCCTTCAGATCGAGGATGAGCGTCCGCCCATTCGGGCGCGTCTTCCCCGAGATAATAAAGTCGGGCGTCCCGATCAGATCGCCCGCCCTTACACTCTCCCCGTCGAGCCCCTGAAGGAGCGCGCCGTGGAAGTCCACGAGCCCGGGCTCGAGGACGTCGTACGTAAAGATCTTCACCGCGTTCAGGAGTTGGAGCTCGAAGAGTTGGAAGTCAATCCCCTCCTCGTGCCGCTTCCCCAATACCGCCGCCATCCCTTCGGCTACCGCGTCCGCCTCCGTCCACTTCAGGTTCTCGCGAGTCTGGTACGCGATGAAGAGGATCGCCTCATCGAGCGCGGAGCCGAAGAGCACCCGCTCCGGGGCGATCATCGGGATACGACTCCCGTCGGGGAGCCGCACCGTCTCGGCGAAGTATCCCTTGCGATTACATAGCGCGGTGCTCGTAACCAGACTCTTCGAGATTCCGACCCTCTTCGGATCAATCGCCTTCGAGATCGGCGTCGGGCTCACGAGCCCACCGCCGCGCTAAAGATCGCCGCGATGATGATCCCTCCGAACGAGAGGATGAGCATCCATAGCCGCCACCCCTCCCCGGATTCTCCGCGTACGATCCGCCCCTGACTGAGCGGCCTGAAGTCCTGATATACCTTCGGTGAGTCCTTACGATTGAGCTTCACTTCACACCTCCTTCATACCCGTCTTCCGCACTTTTTTCGTGATGCCACCACGGCTCGCGCTCCAATAAGACCGCGTATTCCGTCGGAGCCTCGGCCTGAGCCTTGAGCTCCGCGCGTTCCATCCATCGCCATACGCACTCTCGGCATAGATATCTCTTCCCGATTCGTTGGCGCGTATAGATCACGGCGACGCATCCGTCACACTTCTTTTTAGTTTTCACTTCTTCCCTCCCCTTCGATCCTTCTTCGCCCACCCCGTCCCCTTAAAGACGACGGACGGCGGACTATACGTACGCTCCATCCAGAAGCCGCACTCGCACTTGATCAGGCGATCCGCGGTGATCGACTGAAGCATCTCGCGCTCCTTTCCGCATCGAGCGCAGCGGTAGTCGTAGCTCGGGCTCATTCGCTCGCCTCCACGAAATACTCCGCCCCCGGGCGATGCTGCGGGAGAAAGTACGAGTGAGAAGGAGCGCGAAGATTGTCCCCGCATCCGATCTCGCCCTTGAGCGCGTCATACCTCGCGGCCCACTCCTCGCCCCGTACGGGCTCGGGGAGTCGGACGACGATATGGAACCGCTCCTCCTCCGCTGAGTGCGAGAAAGTGGAGTAGGCGATCCACTCCCTCCCCTCAAGCTTCTTCTTCGCCGTCGCGTACGCCGTCCCGCCGTCCACGTCTACCACGAGAGCGTTTACGGCTACCACCGCGGCGTTCTTCCGAGTCCCGCCATCGGCGAGGGATACCGGGCTCCACATCGGAGCGCGCTCCTTGTCGCCATTCTCGCGATGCTCGGAGAGGATCTTCTTAAGATCGTCCCAAGATTCGATCGCGCGATCAGGCTTCGTCCCGAAGAGGCTCGGATACGTGACGGCGATCATCGCATCGCTCCCGCGATGAGGAGCCCCACCATCGCCGCCATAAAGAGGAGCACCGTTAAGAGCTCCGCGATAAACGTTAGGGCCTTATTCATCTCCCGCCTCCTTCTTCTTCCCGGAGGATCGCTTACGCTTCGGCTCGCCGCCCTCGGAGAACTCCTTCGCGATCCTCGCCTTCAGGGCCTTCTCGAGCTTCTTCGCGAGATCGCCGTCGTCGGCGATGATCTGAATAAAGTCGAGATCCATATCTGCGAGCGCAAACTTCGCGCGCTTACTCATCGTCCGCCTCCTTCTCCTTCTTCTCGCCTTCGCGTCCCCACTCGTAGCAGGGGCGCATCCTTCCCGCCTCGATACGCTTCCGATACTTCCCGCAGACGGAGCACTCGCCCGCCTGATCCCCATCCTCCGGGGCGCGGAGCTTATTCGCCTCGATCATCGTCCCTCCATTACGTCGCGGATTAGATCCGCCGTCCTGATATCGCCTCGGCGCGCGAGCCAATAAGAAGCCCGCACCGCCGCGGTCGCGACCTGCTCGTGCGTTCGGGCCCTATGAAGGCTCGTCCTCGCCTCGGCGCGGATTGATCGCGCGGAGAGCTCGTGCTCCTCGGCGAGCGATCGCTCAACGGCTCCGTCGAGAATCTTCACGAGCCTCTCGGAAAGATCGCGCACCGTCCCGTCCGCGTTGTGCCACCTGCTCATCGTGCGCCGCCCTGAACGAAGGCGTTCGCGATGAGATCCTTCGTCTCGAAGTCGCCGAGGTTCTCGAAGTCGATCATCGCCTCGATCTGAGCTACAACGATCGCCGTCCCATCCTTCGCGGCGTTGATCTTCTCGAGCGTCGCGATCGCCGCCGAGGCGCGCGCTACGCCGAACGAGAAGTTCAGGTTTCCCTCTTGTGGATCGGAGAGGATGCCTTCCAGCATCGATCGAAGGATCGCCTTCTTCTCTTCCGTAGTAAGTACCCCGGAGATAGCTCCGAGAGTTCCTGCGCTTCGCATCTTGAGCCTCCTTACATTTCACGGGGTAGGTCCCCGATCTGCTCCTATGGTACATCCGCTCCCGAGCCCTGTAAAGCCCCCATCTCAATATTCAGCGTGAATATTTTTGATCCATAGCCTCCGCCTGAGCGCGGAGGAGGAGCCCCCGTAGAATCGCCGTAGAGGGCGATTTGCGGCTCGTAGAGGCGCGCTGAGGCGGGAATAAGGGCGGAATACCCCCGAAACGCCCTACGGGCTTCGGGGAGGGGAGATAGGGCCGCCGCCCGGGGGAGGCTTCCGAGCGGCGGCTGACCCCGATTCTACGGGGTGGAGTCCCCTAAACGGATCAGGTACTCCGCGGATATCCCCGAGCGGGACTGAAAGAGGAGCCACTGAGCGGGATCGCCCGAAGCTGAGAGCCACTCCTGCGCGTACGTATTCGAAGATTCGATAGAGCCCGCCGCCCACGCGGTAAGTTTTCCGTCCGCCGCGACGAGCCTCGCGGGAGTGTGCCAATGACCGAACGCTGCGTAATCGAAGCGATCGATCGAGAGGTTCCATCCCCCGAGTTTCTTATTGAGCGAATAGAACGGGAACCCCATAGACGCCTTGAGCTGATCGCCGTGGAAGAGAAACCACTTCTTCGTGATGCCTTCCACCGTGACGGGAACGATCTCGTTCCAATGCCGTTCGCCCTGCGTATACGTTTCCTTCCACGTGATCCGCTTCTCGGCTCGCGTGAGCATCGCCGCCGTTTTATAGGCGATCGCGTCGGCGTTAGATTCAGGACGCGAAGTCCCCCATCGTCCGATCCGTCCGTGATTCCCGATGACGCCGAAGACGTTCACCTTCTCGAAGTGCGAGGCGAGAGATCTCACGAGGCCCGCGAGCATCTCCGCCGTTGAGAAGATCTGTCCGTAGAGCCCTGAGTCGATGAGGTGCGCCTGACCCGGGAAGATATCCTCGCCCTCGACGAGATCTCCCAAGAGAAAGACGTTCGCTTCTCGGACGCGATGAGCCGTACGCTGAATCGCGACGAGCTGCTCCACCTTCTTCGCGAGGAGTGAGACGCGCAACGATGCGACCTCCGTCGAATAGTCGGGCGTAATCTTCCCCACCTGCCAATCTGCGACGAGAAGAACTGCGGCGAGTTCGCCGAGATTCTTTCTCTTATCAGGCTTCGGCGAAGGGACGGCCTTAATCGTCATCCCCGCCGCCGCATCGCGCGCCGCCCGGTAGACCGCCTCCGTGTATTCGTCCTCGGATCTCTTTATCTTCTCGAGCTGACGAAGGACGCGATTATGCGCGGCCTTAAGTTCGTCATAGGCGAGCGCATCTTTCGCCTGTTCGATCGCCTTCTCGATCTCCGTCATCGTCCCGTCCTCCCGCATAGACAATCTTTACGGCGATGGCGATCAATCGAGGCGCGATGGACGTCAAGCCCATACGCCGCGGCGATCGCCTGAGAGAGCGCGAGCGCGGGGACGCGATTAACGTCCGTCGTCTCGATCACCTTCTTAAGAGCGTCGCGCTCCTGCTCCGGGATTGATCCGTAGAGCGTAAAGACTGAGCACCGCGATCCCTTCCGAGTGGACGGGATCTTCGCGAGAGCCTCTTCGAGCTTCGTCATAAGTCCTCCCCATATTCGCCCGAGCGGCTACGCCCGAGTCTACGGAGAGTCTAACTGACGGAAGAGGTGAGCGTCTACTTAGACGCGATCTCGAGTCGGAGGACTGCCGCCTCCACGGCGTTCTCGAGCTGCTCGATATCGAGCGTGATCCCACGCTTCAGGGCCTCGGACTGAACGAGCGCGACTGCCGCGTCCTTCTTGACCTGACCCTCTTCGGAGGAGAGCGTCTTCTCGACGGAGGCGACGACGGTCGCCGCGATCTTCTCGACGATCGCGTACGCCTCGGCGTTCATTCGAGCCTTGAGGTATCCCGCAACCTGACGGGCGAGGTAGGCGAGGCCCGTGATCACAACGGGGATAAGGGCGAGGAGTGTCGCGTTCACGATATCGCTGACGAGCGTATTCATAGTCTCTCCTTACTTTCTGACGATGAGGGTCCGCCCCTTCGGGGCGTCGCCCTTCGACGATGCGATCGATCGTACCTGAGCCTCCGTAACGGGGACGGCGTAGATCTCCGTCCCGCTGCCGCTCATCGTCGGGTCCGCGAACTGCCACCCGATCTCGGGGTCGTAGGCGAAGGCGACCATATGCCCATACCCGTTTGCCCCCGGATTCTTCTTCACGAGGCGACGATGCCACCTGCTCATCTTAACGCCGTCATAGAAGGGCGAGAGCCCGTTCGAGACGTTCACGATCAGGGCCGCGCCCCTCTTTCCCGCGCGGATCGCGTCCTCCCACGATGCGGGATATCGACCGTCTGCGCCGAGGATCTTCACCGTCTTCAGGAGTTGAGGGAGGCTCGACCCGTTGTCGGAGACGCCCTGAACGTCCGCCTTACCCGTCGCCCGCTCCTTCGCGGCGATCCCCTCGCGCGCCGTGATCGTCTTTCCGAGAACCCACGACGCCGCCGCCGCTGCGGAGGAGGGGCCGCAATCGTCCCAAACTCCCATCCTGCGAGCCTCGCGATCGACGGCGATCTGAGAACGGATCTCGAGTTTCCGCATTACTTCCCCTGCGCCTGAAGCCACGTGAGGAGCGCGCCCAAGCCGCCCACTCCGAGGAGGGCTCCGATCGCCCGGAGGACGGCGAGGCCGCCTCGCATTGAGTCAATCTCGGACTTGAGCTCGTCGATCTTCTTCTCTTGACGATCGAGGCGTTCGAGGATTAGTCGGACTTCGCTCGCGCTCATTCGGTCTCCAATACTTTCAGGCGACTCTCGAGGTCGTTTACGCGATGCCATAGTGCCGCGATCAACGCCACGGAATCAATGGTTTCGGGTTTCCCCTCGGAATCATACCCGACGGCGTGAGTGAGTCCCGCATCGTGAACCTCTTCGGCGATAAACCCGAGGCGTGTTGCGCCGTTCTCATCCTCAATCGTGGATTCGTAGTGGCGCGGCTTGACTTTACGCGCTGCGCCAAGCACCACCTCGTCCGCATCCACAATGTTTGTCTTGTAGCGCGCTGAGGATGAGTTGCGGCGGAGTTGATAGTTCGTGCCAGATACAAGCACCCAGATTCCTGCGTTGGATGTTGCCGTTGTAGTAGCAGGGCTGTCGTGCCGCAATCCGTTGCCACCTGATAGGTTCGCGTTTAGTCCGGTGAACGTTCCATTTGAGCCGATCGAGCCGTTGCCGACTTCAAGTCCATCGTCAGTTCGTAGAACGTTCGCGGCTGCGCGGTATAAGTTCGTATCTCGCGCTGAACTGCCTGAACCCCAGAACATTCCGCCGTCCGCTTCGATCAGGAATCGATTGACTGAGTCTCCTGAAACGTTGGACAAAAACACATCGTTATCTGCGGCGGCACGCGAACTATTGAACTGAGACGCGGTGAGGTCGCCGCTCACGTCAAGCGTCCCGTCAATGACTGTAGGTCCTGCGCTAAGGAATCCGGGCGTGGAGCCGTCCCCTTCCGCAATCGTCAGACCTCCGTCGGCCTCTACCCCGACCCCTCCGCCGATTCCGCCGCTTAAAACGATGCTGCCGCCGTTCGCCTCGAGCTCGATAAGGCCATACGTAGGGTCGCCGTCAATGATCTCAAAGTTTCCGACCGTGATTTTGCTTACTACCGCGCCCGCATCCGTGCCTTGCCCGCTCTGAATAACGAGAGCCCCCTGCGACTGTTCTATATATCCTGCGGCGAACCTGTCGGGGTCGATCGTTTCGGCGAGGTAGACGGACGGCTCGCCGACGGCGATCCTGAAGTCGGTGATATCAAGCGTTCGTGTGATGACGCCCGTCCCGGCTCCTGTAACCCTAAAACGCGCCGTCATCCTTAAGAACGCCGCGCCCGCTGGCGCGCAGTTGTAGACGCTCGCCGCACCGAAGGCGTCGTCGCCCGCGCTTAGCGTGGCGATTTCGTAGAACGAGTCGAACTCTCGCGTCGCTACGGGCGCGGCGGTTCCAACGACGGTGCTTTGATCTACGGAGAGCCACGTAAAAAATAAGTCTGCGAGCGCGGCGGTGCCGCTGCTCAAGGAGCCGATTGCTGTCATCTGTGGGATAAATGCGAACGCCCTGTCGGACGTGCTGCCGGGAATCGGCTCGGTACGGATGAGGGTTGCTGTCCCCGAGGTGACCGCTGTCCCGATAGAGATCCTGAGCGCGTTGCCGCTTGCCGCGGTTCCGTTCGGTACGACCTGCGCGACGATGCCCGTTCCCCCGGAGTTGTCCCACGTGAAATAAGGGAGCGCGTTCTCATCGCTGATCGGGGCACTCGGATCATCCGGGAGCGCGGAGAAGTCGCCGTTCGTAACGCCGCCGTGGATAGCGCGAAGCGAAGATGGCCCGAATAGTGTCGCCTTCTCGCCATCGCTTGACGTGGAGACGATTGACGCGCCCGTATCCGAGACGACGCCGCCTTCGAAGAGCGTGAGAGCCGTTAGATCGCTTCCGTATGAGTTGCTCACTTATCCTCCGATGATGCGACGGAGATCGTCGCCGAACTTTCGGGCGGGGAAGTCCGCCTCGATTTGATACTCAAGAGCATATGACGATTCTGACTGAAACTTAAACGTTACGCTTGAGATTCTTAGGATCTCGGAGGCGATCCCGAGGGCGGGCGCGGTGATCCGAACGTACTGATCCGGGAGCCACGACTTCACGAGGTCGAAAGAGGACGGCCCTGTCTGCGCGTAGCCCTGCGTGAAGCCGTAGCTCCAATCGGGCGCGGAAGTCTGCGCCTGATCCGTCCCCGTGATCGTGAAGGATACCGTTCGGACGGGCTGCGCCTTCACCTGAAACGTCGCCCGCGTGAGCCGCTGAATCTTTCTCCTACGCGACCCGAAGCCGAACGCCCCCACCTTCGATGCGCTGAAGACCTGATGCGGGAGGGCTCCCGTACGAGTCGAAAGTCCCGCCCCCGAGAAGCTCGCGGTCGAGCCGTTGTAGGTTCGGAAATACGGGACGTTCGTAATCGGCGCGGCGTTCGCGTCGCGATCCGCGCGCGTATCTGCGCCCTCCACGAAGATGCCCTTAACGATTTGCTGATGATCGAGAGTGACGGAAAGATTCTCGGCGAAGATGACAGTCGCCGTCGCCGTCCCTCCCACCGTCGGGATCGTGATCCCTGTTGATACCTGAGCGGGCGCGGTCGCGTACGAGATGCTCCCCGCCGCCGCCTTCGCCCCATACTCAAGCCGAGCGGCGTTATTCACCACGTATCGAATCGCCGAGCCGCACTCTCCCGAAGCCTCTTCCGCGATCTGATCGAGAGCCGAGATGAGCGGCCCGGGCTTAAATGACTGCTTTCCGATCTCAACCGCCGCCCCGCTGAAGATCGCGCGCGTTGATCCTGAAATAACGGAGGTGTTTAGGATGCCTCGGGTCGTCGCATCGTTTACCTGATTGTGTACCTTCTGAAGAAGAAGGTTGATATGGTCGCGATCCGTGGACGTCGATTTCCCCTGAGAAAATGCTCCGACCTGTTGATAGATATCCGAGCCGCTCAATCCCTTACGAACGATCGTCTTATTGAGCCAATCCGAAGCCCCCGCGACTGATACGGAGCATCGCGTCCCGACTCCGTTATCAAGGAGCTCGCCCGTAACTGATCGCACGTATCCGAGAAAGATCGGAGTTCCTGCTGAGTATCGAGAGTCGAATAGCTTCACGATCGCGTTATCGTTTACGGCTCCTGATCGCCACCACGGCCCCGCCCCCGGGGTGAGAGGCTCAATGATCTCGAACGAAAGAGAAGAAGATCCGTCGCCCGTGAGCGTCCCAGAAAACGATCCGAGATCGAGGAATGGGGTAGTCGGAGTCGAGGCGGAGGGGAGCGTGATCAGATCAGCCCCGCCGTTCACGCCCGCGATCGTGAGGCTGAACGGGTTCGGCATTTAGTAGGAACCCCTCGGCGTCGCCCCCGGAGTGAGGTTGAGCCGAGTCGAGACTGACTCCGCGACTTTCTTTCCGTCAAGATTGACGGAGATCTCGTTTCTAATATCGCGCCCCCCGACGGAGTCTCTTCCGCCTCCGCTCGTGACGGATGCGGGAACGACGCCTCGGCCCCCGCCCCCGAGCCCGAAGGCTCCGCCAATAGCACCCGCTGCGCCCCCGACGACCCCTGCGATCGCCTTAATCAAGAAGCCGATCGGTGAGTCCATAATCGCCTTTCCGAGACTGATCACGAAGTCAATCGCGGTCGCGATAGCCCCGCCGATATTCCCGAGGATGCTGAGCACGATCGAGAAGGCTCCCCCGATCGCCTGAACGGCGATCGCGAGTGGCCCCGTACCGTCACCCCATAGAACCCCGACGAGCTCGAAGACCTTCCCGACGAGCTTCCCCACGCCGTCGAAGAACTTTCCGAAGGCGGGGACGAGATCTTTCATAATCCCGCCGACAACTTTCCCCACGGAATCCGTGACTCCGCCCGGAGCGGTGAGCTTCTCAACGAAGCCGACGATCGCGGGGATGATCGTGCCGAAGATAAACTCTCCGACTTTTACGAATACCGGGAGAAGATTCGCCGCAATCTGCGCGACCGTCTGAATCACGGTAGAGATCAACGCTTTATTCTCTTCGATGAACCCCGCGATCCCTTTAGAGACGGCTTCGATGGCGGGGAGCGCGTGACTATAGAAGATGCCGACCAGCTCATTAATGATCGGGAGGAACGGTTTAACCGCGCCTTCTCCCGCTTGCTGAACGGCGATCCCGACGGCTTCCATCGCTCCCGCGGTCGTCGTTGCGTACGCCTCCGCCGTCCCGCCGAACTTCTTCGTTACGGCGTCAAGAACTTTCTGACCCTTCGCGTTTTTCCCGAGCTCGATCCCGAACGTCTTGAGAGCCTTCCCGTTACCCGAGAACGCCTTCCCCACGACCTTCGTGGCCGCCTCAAGGGAGATCCCCTTCGCGCGTGCGAGATCCTGCGCGACCGCTGAGATCTTCTGAGCCTTCGTAAAGTTCTTCGTAAACTGCGTCGCGGTCGCAAGGCTTCCGCGAACGTCATCCCCCGTAAACGCGAGACGCTGACCCGACTTTACCAACGCTTCGGTGGCGGCGAGGTTTTCTTTAGACGCGAGACCGCGCGCCTTGAGTACGCTGACGAACTTCGCCTCCGCGGCTTCGCCCTCGATGGCGTCCTTCGTAAACTTTACGAGAGCTGCGCCCGCCCCTGCGATCACGGCTCCGACCCCGAGGAGAGCCTTCGTGAAGTTGTTCTTTATAAATCCGCCCACGCTGCTCGCCGCACTCTTCAGGCCGCCGAGCGTCTTCGAGAGCCCGCGGATCGTGGACGAAGCGGCATCCTTCGCGAGAAATGCGAACGTGACCTGAGCGTTAGAAGCTGCCACTTATTACCTCGGCTTCGGAATACGAACGCGAACACTTCCGCGCTTCGGGATTCCCTTCTCGATGATAGAGGCGAGCCCCTCTCCGAAGAGTCGAAGGACGGTGTCGAAGTTGCGGTTCACCGTATCCGCGACGAAGGGGCGTCCGGGGATTGTGGAGCGACGCGTCGCGGAGAGACGAAGCCCGATCCCCGGGATGCTGAGAGCCTGAGCCCCCGACTTCCGATTCGGCCTGATCACATACGGGACGCCGCGTACGCCCGACGTCACGATCCACCGATAATATGCGCCCTTCGTATCGGCGCGACTCTTCCCGGGGCGGATTCCGACGTAGGCTCCGGGCTTATTCTTCATCACGGGGTTCGCCCAGATGGCGCGGCGGAGGCGGCCAGTCTTCACCGGGGCGGCGTTACGCACGGGCTTAACCATCGCCTTCGCGGCGTAGAGAGAGGCGGCCTGAAGAGCCTTATCAATCCGCTTCTCGTCGAAGCCCGCGGCGATGGCGAGGCTCAAGCCTGAGAGCTCCTCGATCGTCTTCTTCGAGATAATGATATCAACGCGAGATTGAGCCGCCACGCTTTCCGCCTTTCTGCTCGTTGAGGAGCGCGGTAATCGTCCACCATCGGAGCACGTCGCCGAGATCCGATTCTAATATGACGGACGGCAATACTCCCCACTTCTCTGCGAGGATAACGGCGAGGACTTCGGCGGGAGGCTTGACGGGACGCCCGAGGGCGATAAGTTGAGCCGCCCGCTTTACGCTTGGGGGAGTGCTGCCTTAATCGCGCCCCACTTCTCGAGCACCTGTCCGATCGCGTCATCCGGGGCGTCCGTAGGATCGCCGAGCGTCTCCTCGAAGCCGACCTCTTCGCGGAAGTTGTGATCCACGATCAGGGATCGGATCGCGTTTACGCGATCCTCGGGCTTATCGCTTTCGAGCTGAAGTGCGAGCCTGAAGGGAACGTGAAGTTTCATATCGGCCCACCATCCCTCGAATGGCGCGGTGAGTTCGATTCTGATCTTTCTGTCTGCTCGTAGTTCCGTCATCCTGCCTCCTTCCCCCTCCCGTAGAACTTACGGAAGAGCTGCGACTGAGTTTACCGCCACGATCTTAAACGGCTTAAGAGATACGGGATCGGTTGCGATTCGCGCCGTCACGGTCGCCGTGGTAATGCCTTCGTCCTCGCCCGCAATCGGAGCGAAGTCGGAGATCACGGTCGAGAGATAGATCGTGAGCGAATAGGTTCCGTCCGTCCACGTGAGTCGGATAAATCGCTGATCGCCGAGATACTGGAAGAGGTTCTCGCTCGCGGCGGCGTTCGACTGAACCGTCATCGTGAGCTCGCCGCCGAGGCGCGCGGTTTCTGCGTGACCTGAGATCGTCGCCGTACCTGAGAGCGCGCTCCACTTCGCGAGGCCCGTCTGAATCGTCAAGCCGAAGTCAAGGGCGTAGCCGTAATCGGTGAAGGTTCCCGTCGCGAGCGCGGTTCCGACCGCGACCTTCCATAGCCGCCCCGGCATAAAGACGGACGTCGGAATCGCGGTAGAGGCCGCGGGATTCGTCGTCGTCTCCACCACGTTCTGCGCGAAGAGCGTCGCGGTGAGAGAGGTGAGTCCTGAACGTTCCGCGGAGATGCTGATCTCCGTCGGCATCGCGTAGTTGATCAGGTAGGCGTTTCCACCTGACGCTGTTCCGCCGAGCGCATCCTGAGAGATGAAGGAGAACGAAGTCGGAGATTGAGAAGCGGTTCCGTTCGAAGGCTCCGTCGTCCACGTATACGGAGAAGCCGTCCCTGAGATCGAAGGAGCGAACGCCATCCCGAACCAGATAGAAGCCTCGTCAATCGAGGCGGCGGGTACGGATACGGAGATCTCGGGCTCGTTGGAGATCAGGCTCGCCTGAGTGGCGATAATCGGCGCACGGTATGCGATGGATCGCTCCTCACCGAGATCCCACGTTTGGCCGAGCGTAATCAACCCCGTCGGCTCAACGAGGAACTTTCGTCCCCCGGAGGCGAAAGATGGAGACGTCCCGGCGGTTCCCTCGCTCTTTCCGATGAGGGATGAGAACAGAATCGAACCGCTATTCGCTACAGGCATCGACTTAATCTCCTTCTATGCTGACGGCGCGATGATCTCGACGCCGACGACTTCGATATTAGCACTCAACGAGATGAAGGGAGCGTCTGCGTAATCCGTGGAATCCACAACGGTTCCCGTGACGGATGCCTGAGATACCCCACTCGTTCCGTCCAAGAGTACCCCATCGAGAAGGCTATCTCGCATCCACGCACGAAGGGTCGCGATGCGGGCGTATGAGCGCGCGTATTCTACGAGCGGGAGATAGAGCACCGCCTGAAGCTGAAGGCTCGTGCGGCGATTAGCCGCGCCGTAGGCGATGGAATCCGCGCCCGGATAGATCACGATCGCGGGTACGGCTCCGAGAGATTCGGGCGGATAGTCGTAGACGACGCGGATCGTCTCTCCCGTCGGCGGAGTAGCGGCGCGAAGATGCGCGCCGAGTGCGGCGATGACCGTCGCGTCGTTCACTTACAGGGCCTCGCGGGCGACTCGATAAGGGCGGAGCATTAGCTCCACGTCGGGATCGAGGCGCGAGAGGAGCCTAACAATCCCGCCCTCCGGGCTTCCCGCCACGCCCAGCGGTGTGTTCCGTCGAGCGTGGAGGCGGGTACTCTGAACGAGACAGGCGGACTCGACAGGCGCGGGGATTGATCCGCCCCATCCTCTCGTGCCGATCACTTCGATCCCCTGCGTGACGTAGACGGGGAGCGTATGCGATCCGAAGCTCGTGATCTGAATCCCCGTATACGGCCACCCCGGAACGTCCTGATTCGTGATCAGGCGGAAGTCCGTCCCCGGAGTGAGCGTGACCTCGGGAGTCCCGTCGTTATCTTCGTCCGTCTTTACGGACGTCACGGCGGAGAAATCGTTGATCGGTTGGAAGAGATAATCCTGCGCGGTATAGAGCACCGTCCCCGCGACGCTATAAAAGAAGCGTCCGCAATAATCATCGATCGCACGAGATACCGCCGTCACGACCTGATCGATCTCCGCGTCGTCGGGAGTAAGAACCGCCGTCCCTAACCCGAGCGCGTTCTTGACTTCGCTTCTTGTAACGTATCCGTTCACAATGCTCACGGAGGATCTCCTTCTCTGAGGCGCGGTCGCGCCGTCCGTATCTTACCGCGTGAGGGCCGTATCAAGCCATCCGACGACGTCGGACTTCGGCGGATCTTCGGAGAGCACGTTCTCGAAGTCGGGGACGGCGGCGATCGCCGCAGGATCTCCCGCATCGTGCCACCCTCGGACGGTGTTTTGGTGAAGCTGCGTATCGGAGGCGTAGCGTTGGAGGAGATCGGAGAACGGGACCTCGGGTCCGATCGCGATCGCGCGGATTGCGGCATATAGACGCTCCGGGTAGGCGAAGGCGTAGATCCCCACGCAGACTGCGAGATAGGGCTTCCCTCTCGTCCATCCCCACCGTGACGGGAGATCCCACGTCCGAGAGGGCGCAGGGGCGACCCCAACCCACGAGCCCGCGGGGAGGGGTTGCGGGGCGAGGAGGGTATCTGCGAAGAGGACGATCGTCTCCTCCGCGGGCCATCGCGTAATCGAGAGGTAGGCGCGCAGGGCTCCGACGGGTCCGTCCGCCTCATCGTGCGCGATGACCCTCGCCCACGGCGTAGCCTCGGCGACTGCCTTCACGTCTTCCGTTCGCGTAATGATCGTCGTCGGAATACCGCGAAGGAGCCTCTCGTGCCATTCGTGGACGGGGACTCCGCCCGCTTCTACGAGAAGCTTATTCGCGCCGCCGAGGCGCGTAGACTTTCCTGCCGCGAGGATGACCGCTCGCCTCACGGGCGGGACTCGTGAATCCATTCAGGGTTCAGGCGATAAACCCACGTCACTTCAGGGACGGAGACGAACTTCGCCCCTGCGTCAAGAGCACGAACCCAGAACTTCCAATCGTAGCCCTTCTCGTTCGCGAAGCCGCCGAGATCGAGGAGGAGTTCGGTGCGTACCATCGCGACGTGCGAGACGATGGAGGTCGTCCGAAGGAGATCGGGATCGAACGGGCGAGAGTAGAGATTAAAGGCGGGATCTCCTACGACCGTGGGATAGGAGTAGACGACGTCCGCGTCGCCCACGTGATCGAGCATCGTCTCAAGGTGATTCGGGAGGAGGAGATCGTCATCGTCGAGGAGCTGCGTCCACTTCGTCTCCACCTGAGAAACGAGGAGATTCCGCGGCCTCCATCCTCCGATCTTCTGATAGTCGATCGCGATCAGGTGATCGGCGGGCTTAATAATCTGCGTCGCGACGCTCCGAATACACTCCTCGCGCTGAGAGGATCGCTCCGGGAGGCTCGCCGTAATGACCGTCACTTCGCTCACTTCTTCCCCCTTACCGCGGCTCGCCGCTGCTCACGATTGAGTCCCGCCCCGAGTTGAGGCTTCTTCAGCTCCTGCTCAAGCTGCGCGAGCGTTGGAACCCAATACTTTTCGAAGACCTTATCCGTGGAATAGTCCGCCGCGAAGGCGATCGCCTTCGCCGAGAGAGCCGCCTTCTCGGCGGGGTTCTTCGAGACGGCGTAGGACTTCTCGAGCGCGTCAATGATTCCGTCAATGCTCGGGACTTTCCACAACGCCCCGCCCTGAAACTCGTCATAGGCGATCTGACCTTCGACGAGCCACCCTGCGCCGTTGAGTTCCGTCATTGACGTATTGTTCGTCGCGATGATCGGCACTCCCACCGCCATACTCTCGATCTGACTCACGCCGAAGCCCTCCCCGAGCGTCGCGTGAAGGAGCACGTCGGAGGAGCGGTGAAGATTCGCGACGACTGAGTGATCAATCCCCATTCGGTATTCGTATTGCGGGACGACCCGGATTCGGTCCATCGGAGCCTTCACGCGCTGAAGGAGACGATCGAGACGGCACCCGTTCGCGATGCCGCTCATCTCTGAGTGGATATAAAGATACGCGTCGTCGTGCTTCTCCGCGAATCGCGCCCACGCATAGAGCTGCTCAAACCACGCCTTACGGATCGGTGTGTTGCCCTTGTTCGCGGCGTTGATCATTGAGAGGTGCGCGTCCCTCGGAACCTGAAGCGTCTCGCGCATCGTCGGGCCTTCAGGCGTGAACGTCTTCGGATTAAACGTATGCGGAGAATAGAAGAGCCGATCGCGCGGGACTCCCGCTTCTAGAAGCTTCGCCTCACCGAAGCGACTCATCGCCATCGCCCACTTTCGCCCGGGGCGATTAAAGAACTCCATTACTTCGTCGGGAACTGGATCGTGATCGACGGGCGTCCACGAAAGAAGTGGCGACTGATCCCACTGCGGATTCTTAAAGACCCAGACGTCGAAGAGCGTGATTCCCAAGAAGCGACCCTCTGCGCCCTGCGCGAGATTGAGGAGCGCGGCGGGGTGTAGATCGTTGGAGTATCCGTCGATCCCTTGAGGGAGGATGCTCATCCCCTCCCACTGAATCGTGGAGCCCGCGAGCCCGTGATTCGCGAGGATTGAGACATCGTGGCCCGCATCGCGAAGCTTTCGCGTGATCTCTGCCGTGGCCATCCCGTACCCCGAGCCCACGAACGGAGCGTTACTTACCCACCCGATCTTGAGCGTCATCGCCTCTCCTCCTCCGCTTTAGATATTAAAAGGCGCGAGCCCCCCGGATTACTCCGAGGAGCCCGCGCCAAGAGTCTACCTTACGGCGACTCCGCCGTCATCAGGTATTCGCTGAGACGAGGATTCGACCCGCTGCCGCGTCTGGCAAGGCGGAGTCGAGGCTATAGAGAGCTCGGATGGCGATTGAGTTCAGGTCGAAGTACCTCTCGGAACTTGTCGCCAAATCAACACCGCCCGCCTCGCGGATATAGAACGAAGGCTCGTGGATGATCACGACAGACTTCGAAGCCGAAGCCACCGCGGCCATATCCACGTTCTCCTTGACTCGATAGCCGAGAAGGGTTTCAGGCTGGCCCGCCATCGTGGAGGGCTGCCACACGAACTGGCCGTTCAGATCCTGAAGGCCGCGAAGCTTGCGCGCCGCGCCCGTTGAGACCTGCCATACGGTGTCCGCGTTTCGGTACTTAGGCGTTAGTGCATAGAGCGCGGATTGCACGTCAAGAAGATCGAAGAAGGTCGCGGTGACCGTTCCCGACTTCGTCGCCGTTGTTAGCGCGCCCGCGGTGTTGAGAGCCGATACGAAGCCCGTAGGCTGAACGGTTCCCGTTCCGAGAGTTGTCGCCGAACCTGCGAGACGTGCGAGCTGCGAACCTGCGGCGCGGCCCACGTACTCCACAAGGTTAAACCCTGCTGAGTCCACGAGCTGCTGAGACGCGAGAGTAATCGTCGCCGCGGTGAACGCGCCGAGGGTCACGCTCGTGAATACAGGATCGGAGGCTGAGATCGTTCCGCCCTGCGAAACGAACGCGGCTGTCGGTGCCGTACCTGCTACGACTGGAATCGTGATGTTGCGAATATCCGTTGTGCGGATCTTCGTAGCACCTTCGTAAATGCTGATCCCTTCCACGAGCTGCTCGACAACGAAGTCGGCAAACGTGACGGGAGTCGTTGCGGTTGCGGTTGCGAGTGCGCGGATCTCGAAGTTCGCGGAACGCTTCTCGCCCTTGATGATGGCGCGGAGCACGTCCGCATCATTCTCAAGAGTCTTCCCCGTTGCGACTTCTAGATTCCCGACGACGGAGGCGAGCTTCGCGCTGCGCTCCTCGCCCTTCTTAAGATCTTCGATCTTCGAGAGCTTGGCGTCCATTGAGTCGTTCAGCTTCGAATACTGCGCCTCTTCCTCGGCGTTAAGGTCACGGGCCTCGTCCGATGCGCGGGAAACGAGAGCCTTAGCGGCCTCGAACTCACGTCGGTAGGCGTCGTGGAGCTGGTTCATAACGTCCTTCGACATTTGATTCTCCTTCTTTCCTACTTTGGGTTTACTACACTCCGTCCCGGTGGTGCTTCTCCGGTGGTGCTTTCGCCCTTAGCGGATACGCCCTTCGCGTTTCGGTTTTTTTACTTTAGCGCGCGCCTCGCGAGTTCGATCTGCTTTTCGCGGATCGCTCGTGGTACGGCGCGGGGAGCCGACTGCTCGGCGGGGACGTCTTCGATGATCGTCTCCTCGGTGACGTCCTCCACTTCGGTGACGTCCTCCGCCATCTCTGACTCGTCTTCGGCGATGACGGCGGCGATGGCATCCGCGAGGATCTTCGCCTGATCTTCCGTGACCTCGCCCGCGAGGAGCGCGTTTACCGCTGCGCGGAGCGGCTCAATCTCGAGCCCCGCCTCCGAGGCGAGGGATCGGACGGAGACCGTGGAGATCGTGCTCGGGTAATAAGGCGAGAGGCCCGTGAGCGCGGAGACCTCCACGAGCTTCACTTCGCGAAGTTCGCGGACTCCCTCATCGTTCACGCGATTCGCGTTCGTCGAGAAGAAGCCGAAGGAGAGCCCGAGGGACTTCCCCATCGTGCGGACGATCTCTGCGAGGTCGCGATGGAACGATACGTTCGGATTAAGTTTCACGCGGGCGCGGAGTCCCTCCGGGGTATCCGTAAGCTCAAGCGTCCCCGTCTTCGTCGTGCCGAGAAGACGCTCGGGGTTATGGTCAGCGTAGGCTTTGATGTCCCACTCTCCGCGCTCCGCGGCGGCGAGGGATCGGGCGAAGGCTCCGGGCTTCACGACTTCGGGCGTCGTGCCATCCGCCGAGGGCGAGTCGTAGATCGCGGCCATACCCTCGAAGGTGAAGCCTTCAGGATCAACGGCGCGGAGCTCAGCGGTCGCGGTTCGGAACTGGATTCCCATATCTTCCCCTTCGTTACGCGCCGCGTCATCCGCGGCGGCTTCGTTGATGATACGCGACGCCCACGCTTTCGCGGGGTCGCCACCCCATAGTGCCCACGCGATACGACCCGCGGACGGATAGCCGTCTTCGCCGACGCTGAATCCCTGCGCCTCCTTATCGACTTCGTGGCGCGCGAGATAGGACGAGATTCGGACGACGGTGTCGTATGGAAGGCGGCGACCGTTGGAGATATCGCGAGCTCGGGCGACCCCGACCTCCGTCCCTCCGCGCCCGAACTCTCGTCGCCACTCAAGCCCGCGCTCGGCCTCTTCCCTCATCTCTGCCGTCGGGAGGTAGCCGTCGGGATCAATCGCGCGCGCCTTCGCTTCGCCTGAATACTTCGGGTGCTCGGGATCGAGAAGATCGTTATCCCCGACATACTTCGGGTTCTCCGGGCTCCCCGTTCGGGCGAGCACAAGGAACGCATTGACGCGCGCCATCGCCCATTGAGCGCGTCCGATCCCCGGACGATGACTTGACGAATAGGCTCCCGCTCCTCGGCGATAAACGGAGCGGAGCGCGCCCACGCGGACGCGCGTCCACTCGGGACGATCCCGCTCCCTCATCGCGGCGTTGTGCTCGTCGGCTTTATTCTGAAGAGCTGTCTCCGTCTCTTCCGAGATCTCGATATCCCCGATCTTTCCCTGAGCCGACCCGGGATCGTTCTCATCGCTCCCCGAGATCTGATCCTCGGGAGGCGCGGGCGCGTCGGCGCGCGTAGGCGCGCTCGGACGGTGATCGTGATCCATCGCCAACGCCTGATCTGGCGTCATCGCGTGGATGCCCATCCCCTCCGCCGCCTCTCGGGCGTCGGCGTCATCGTCCACGAGGAACGCGATCTCGTCGCCGTATTGTTCAAGGAGCTTCGAATATTTAAACGCCTTAAAGGCTTCGATCACTTCAGGGCTTGACTCGTCCGAGAAGTCCTGAAGATAGATCGCGTCGAACGGTACGCCGTTCTCCTCGAGCCACTTCTCCGTCTCTGCGCGACGGCGAACGGGGCGGCCCGTAACGATGAGGATCTTCACGCCGTGATCTGCGACGCCTTTCTTCACGTATGCGATGAGATCCTCTCGCGGCTCCTCCGAGTCCGGGAGAGTGAGCGTCCCGTCGATATCGTAGATCTCGATCACGGATCTACCTGAAAATCATAGACTGAGATTACGGCGTCCGAAGAAGAAGAGATCCCGTAAAGGATATCGCCGTTCGCGATCTTTACGATCACGACCGCGTTCTTCACGACCTCGAAGCCTCCTCCAATGGCGACGGCCTCATCTCCGATATATACCGTCTTGTTATCATTCGATTCGATCGTGAGCTCGTGCGTATTCTTCGGAGTCGCCGTCCCGATGGCAACCGCCGCTGTTCCGATTGTGATATGGCGCGAAGAGAAGGTCATAGTCCCGAGATCTTTCGCGCGGTCGCCTCGTCCATTCCCGACCCGATGAGCGCGGAATAAATATCCGTCTTCTGCTTTGTCGTCACGAGGGCGGCGTCGCCTTCGTTGAGCGGTTGGCGGAAGAGGTTCCCTGACTCATCCGGGACGGGCGGGAGATCCTCTCGGCGTCTAATCTCGGACACCGTCAAGAAGCCCGCGGCGAGCCCAGTGCGGTATGCGTTGAAGCGTGCTTCGGTTGAGCCTCGGAGGAGCGCGTCCATACTGAACTTCACGAACGCTTCAGGGAGAGGGATCAGCGTAGAGAGCGGACGCTCAATGATCTCGGCGAGGGGGCGGAGGGTAAACCTGACGAAGTCTTCCGACAGTTGCTCGACTGAGGCGTAGCTCATCGCGCCCGCGGTCGTCACGGCGAGAAGTGCGGGCGGGACTCGGAAGATACGGGCGACCTCGTTCACGGTGAACTCTCGCGATGCGAGAAGCTGCGCGTCTTCAGGCTTAAAGGCGAGCGGCTTAAAGGTAAGTCCGCCCGTCAAGACGCCCGGGGTGTATTGATTCGGCCCCGTATGGTGGCGAAGCCATCCCTCCTTGATCGCCTTAATCTGATCCGCGGTGAGCGAATCGCTCGTCTCAAGAATCCCCGACGGAGTGCTCCCCGTCGCGAAGAAGTTAGAAGCGGAGTCCTCAAGCGTCATCCCGAGGGCGAGTGTATTCCGAAGAGACTCGATCGGATTCACTCCGCGATCCTGACCCGGGAGGCGGATCAGCGGGATATGGAGAATCGTTTCGGTTCCGAAGACGACGCCCGTCGTATGCTCCGAGTTGCGAACGGTGTAGCTCACTTCGCGCCCGATGCGATTAATCGTCACGCTGCGCGGATCGAGAACGCGAACCTCAAGCGGCTCAAGCGTCTCAGGATCGCGCGGCGCGTAGACGAACGCGTTCCCGTTGAGATAAAGACTTACGATCACTTCGGAGATGACGGACTGAATCCCTACTCCGGGCTCCGATGGTAGCGGCGTGAGAAGCCACGTCGGCTTCGCTCCGCCCGGGCGATACGGACGGCGTTCGCCATTGTCGCGACGATAGGCGTCGAGCGGCATCGTAGAGATCAGGTCGGCCAGAATCCGCACGCACGCCCACGCACTCGTGAGGCCGAGGGTGGACTTCTCATCCACGCGCGCGGGAGCTAATCCGGGGACGCGATCAAATGCGGACGGGATGAGCCCGAGTCCGTTTAGGTTTCTCTCTTCAGGATTCGTTCCGAGGATTCGGCGGATGACGCTCACTTATTCTTCCCTCTCGAATATCCGATCGCGATTAACGCGATCCCTGCGAGTCCGACGATCGTCGCCGGGTGGACGAGGTACGCCGCCCATAGTAGCATCGCGAGTCCCGCGAGTTCGAGGATGGCGGAAATCATAGACTAATGAACCCCACTTCTTTCGTCGGCTTGTTCGCCTCGTTAGCATAGTACCGCGCCCGATCCAACGCCATAATAGACGCCACCGCGAGGTCGATCTTCCGGGGTGACGAGCGGTTCTCCTTCACGATGCGAGGCCCGAAGCGATCCGTCTTCACCGTCGCGTTCGCGAAGTGGCGGAGGAACGCTTGAGCGAGGTGAGGCTCGCCGCCCCACGAGAGCGTCTGCTGCGTGACTGATTCGAACAGGGCCTGACTGCTCGCCGTCATCCTGCTCGGACTCTGCGGGTAGTGGACGACCCGGAGCCCCTCCTTCTCCAACGCTTCGAGGCTTCGGCTCCATCGATACGGGTCGGCGGCGAGCTCCACGATCTCGAACTTCTTCGCGAGCTCAAGGATTCCCGCCTCCACTTCGGAGATATCCACGCGCCAATGGGGATCGTCGAGAGGACGCTCGAAGGCGAGGAGCGGCTCAAGATGACCGTCAAGGGCGCACCCCACGGCGACGCTGCTGTCCCCGTCGTAGGAGCCGTCGAACGATAGGACGATCTTCTCCCCGGGCTCAAGCCTTCGCGGGGACTGAAGCCGCTCGAGCGCGCCCGTCGGGAGCCACGAGGTCGCGCGCTGAATCCAACGGTTGAGCCGCTTCGTCTCGAACTCATCGCGCGGGATGGATCGCGCGGCGGCGGCGAAGTCTTCAGGATCGAGAAAGTCGCCGAAGGCGGGGTTCGCCGCGGCCCACGATGCGGGATCATCCCACGGAAGATCTTCAGGCGCGGTGAAATATCGGAAGAAGAAGGCGTCATCCTGAACCTCGCCCGACTGAAGCCGCATCCCGTACTGAAAGAGCCGATAACAAAGAGAGTCCTGACCGTGAGAATCCGTCCGCGATCCCGCGGTGGAGATTCCGAAGACGAGCGGATTCTTTCGCGTACCTGATCCGAGGTTCACCGTAGACCAAAGACGATCGTCGGGCTGAACGTGGATCTCGTCGAAGATCACGGTGGAGAAGTTGTAGCCTTCGGCGCGATCGGCGTCCGACGAGAGCACGCGAAGGACGGAGCCCGTCTCGGGGTACTCGATCACGTCGCGAAGGACGCGAAGTTTCCGCGAGAGGATCGGATCGAGCTCCACCATTCGGGCGCACTCACGGAAGACGATACGCGCCTGAGCGCGGTCGCCCGCCACGATGGCGACCTCCGCGCCGATCTCCGTAAAGAGAGAGTAGAGCGCGATCCCTGACGCGAGGAGAGACTTTCCGTTCTTTCTCGGCATTAGGAGAAGACCGCGGCGATACTTTCGCTTCCCGTCCTCGCGATGCGAAAAGATCTCGGAGAGGATCTCGCGCTGCCACGGGCGGAGCTTAATCAGGCCGCCCGCGATATCGCCCTTCGTAAGCCGACAGAACGCCTCGATAAACTCCGCGACGACTTCGCCTTCGGGCTTAGGCGCGTCGGGCGGCGCGGATGATGGACTCGAGCTTCGCGGTTGCCGAGTTCGCCTGATCGCCAATCTCGCCTCTCAATCCTACGCGAGCCGCGGGCGTGAGCCCGATCTCTCGCGCGTACTTCTTCACCGCGTCCGCGTTATCTCGAACGATCTGGTGGAGCGGGTTCTTTACGAAGTTTCCGTCCCGCCCCTGAAGGAGCGGCCCCGTCTTGACGAGCATAGCCTCCGCTTCGAGATAGCGCGCCATCGCTTCGGCGTAGAGGCGGAGCACGTGCTTATCGGCGGAGGTTAGGACGCCCGTACGCCCGAGAGCTGCGACGACCTGCTCCCAGATTACGCGCGCCTCCGGGCGGATATCGGGAGGAGGAGAGAGCGGGCCGCCTTCAGGGATCGGCTCCGCGTAGTTGATCACCGAAGGGCGCGTCTCTCCCGAGAGGATCTTTAATCTCGTCGGCTTAGGTTGCGGCCCTCTTGTTCCCATAGTCCTATCGTAGCGTTGGAGCGCGCGGATCGCATCTCAGCGTCCTCTCCTCGGTGGAACCGAGGCGCATCACTCTCTATGCTTCGCGCGCGTGATCGGGCTTCGATCTCTCCGCTTGAGAGATCCACTTCCCACGATAAATCCCCGCCTTCTTCTCGTCAATAGCCGAGAAGGGAACAATCGGCGCGACAAGGTCAGCTCGTGCCGAGGGGTCAAGAAAATAGATATAGCGAAACTGATTCCCTCTTAGCACTTCAGCCTTCGCGGCTTCAACGTACTTCTGAAAGTTATACTTACCGCCCGTGATATCAAAGAAGGATCGACCGCCGAGTTCGGGCCGAGGCGCGAGCGGCTGACTCTTGAGCGTCATCTCGTGGATTACTTCGCCGCCCGGGAGGCGGGCGAGCCCTGCGTTCGGCTTAATCAGGGTGAGGGAAAATCCCGCCGCCCGGTAGATCGTGCCGTCGCCGCACTGAGTGCCGTCTGCGTAGGAGACGACCCACCGAACATTCGGGGCGTGCTGCCTGATCTTTCGGAGAGCGATCGCGATCGCGCGGCTTTCTGAGTTCCTCGGAAGAGCCTCCGTGAAGACCATCCGATTAAGCTCGAGGAACCCATTCCATTCTGTCCCGCGTACGAGCCCGAGCATATTCGCCTTGTCAAGACTTGGGCCGAACTGGAGGACTCCTTCGAGCCTTCCCGAAAGATACGCGCCGAAGTGAACGCTTGAGTTATTCACACTCTTCCCGGAGTAATGATGCGCGCGGACGAAGGCGTGCGCTTCGCGAGAATCAATCAGGCGAAGGACGAGATCCTTAGCCTTCGACATAGGAGGCGCATATAGCGGCGAGACGATTCCCGTTATCGTTAGGCGACTCGCCTCCTTTCGCCGCGTCCTTCGCGGCGTCGAGGGCGCGCTGGACGAGAGCGCGCTGATCCTTCGTCATCGTAAAAGTCATCGTCACGATTCTCCCGTCGCCCGATGCTGCGAGAGAATCAAGAGAGGAGAAGTCGCCCGGAACGACTCCCGCGCTCACCGCCATATCGGCGAGGAGTGCCTGAATCTCGGGGTTAGAAGTGCCGACTTCTGAGAGGAGCTGCTCGAGCTTCTCTCGATCTGTCCCCGCGAGCCCTGCGAGCGGATCAAGGGTTGCGAGGATAAGAGCCTCTTCGTCGGGCGAGAGATCCACGTATACGACGGGGACGGTTGGCGCGTCATCTCTGAGCGCGATCGAGACGCGGAGGTGACCATCAACGAGGTGGCCCGTCCGCTTATTGACGATGACGGACTGAACCCACCCGACTTCATCGAGCACGCCCGCGACCGCGTCCTGTTGATTCTTCGGATGGATTCGGAAGTTCCTCGGATTCGCGAGGAGCTGATCCGGGGCCTCTTCGCCGTATCCGACGATCCTGTTTTCCCACTGCGTCATTGAGCCTCCTTTCGATCAGGGTAGCACGCGCCCCCCTGATTCAGATTTCCCCCAAGAATCGAAATACCTCCCCGCTCGCGCACCCGAT